TCTGACACGTGCAAGAAAAAACTTGTTTTTGGTCAGACCTCGTGGTTTACGATATTACAACTTGTAACTGCTTGATTTCATTGATGAAAAAAGATGAAAAAATTGTCAAAAAAGTGTTGCTTTTTGTACCAGAAACAACGATAATAACTGTATTGAGAAAGGAGTTAGGAAATGACAAACGCAATTGAATACTTGAACGCAGACAACGGCATCATCATCGCTCACACTGAAGGTGGCATGCATTTGTGGTTGGAAAATGCGGAACAAGTCTCGGACGCCATCAAAAAGCACGGCTTGGCTTCAAAAGTTCGTTCGTCGTCTTCAATGGACTACGCTGATGAGTACGGGTTCGAAACTCATCATGCTGCATGGGATATGTTCATCTCAGGCAAAAATCTGGCAAAATAATTGTTGACTATTTAGTCAGTTTGTAAGATAATAACTGTATTGAGAAAGGAGAGTGAAATGACAAATTTAGAGAACGACCCAAGAATGCCTTGGAACCAACGTACTTGGGTTGACACATTTGTCCCCAACAAGGCTTTCGTGAAGCATGGGGTCAGCCTCATCCTTGCAATGGACGAGATCCGCAAGGAGAAAGAGGCAGCAAAGCAAAAGATGATAGACGATGCTGTTCAATTGGTGAACACATATCGTTTTCTGACTGGTAAGAAAGGAGCACAGTAATGACACATTTCGTAATCGACATCCCTAATGAAGCAATCAAGGGAGCATTCCACAAGTGGGATGACGCAGCAAAGCATCTTGACAAGGAAAACATGGTCTTTGTCATCAAGCGACAGGAGGATCTGATCCCTCTGTTACATCCAAAGAAGTTGACAAGCAAACGCATCGTCAACATGTACAACAACATCACTCGTAAAACTGTGAAGCGCATGGCCGACACTGACACTGCTGTCACTCGTCTGTGGAAAGCAATGCAGACTATCGAGGTTGAAGGAGAAAAGCCTGTGAAGACACCTCAAGTTCCGCCATTGGATGGAATGACACCTCTTGGCATTCAGCCACTAACAGAAGAGGATGTTGCATTCTTGGAGTCAACAGATCGTGAGGAGACTCGTGGTCGCAAGGCCAAGTGGTCTGACAATGCCAAGATCACTGCGATCGTTGCAGAGAATCCTCGTCGCAAAGGCACTCATGGCTACAAGTCCATGCAGATCATTATGGAGTCTCAGGACAAGACAATCACCTATGGTGCCTACGTTAAGGCTGGTGGTCGTCGTCAAGACCTGTCTTGGGATCTTGACAAAGGTCATGTGGTGGTAGAATGATAGCAATATATGGAGCCGGACTTGCAGGTCTGCTAGCAGGGAACATGCTACGTTCCCTCAGACCTCATGTCTGGGAAGCACAAGGAGAGTTGCCGAACAATCATAGTGCACTGCTTCGGTTCCGAACAGACAAGGTTGGGACGGCATGTGCGATCCCATTCAAGAAAGTTCGTGTCCAGAAAGCAATATGGTATGACGGCAAATTACATACACAGCCTAATCTGATGCTTAGCAATCTATATTCTCAAAAGGTGACAGATGCAATCTTGAACAGATCAATCAATAACCTTGATCCTGTTGAGCGATACATCGCACCACTTGATGTGATCAGCCAGATGGCAGGCAACTGTGACATAACTTATGGCTCTGCTCTTGATATGGATCGAATTGAGCAGTTGACTTCCGAGACTTGGAGTTCAGACATACCAGCGATCGTCAGCACCATACCGATGCCTGTGTTGATGAAGATATTGGGTTGGCAAGACATACCAGAGTTCCCGTCTCAACAGATATGGACTTTGAAAGCTACGATTGCCGAGCCAGATTGTGATGTGTATCAGACGATTTATTACCCAGACCCAACGTCTGATGTCTATCGTATATCAATCATTGGGAATGTGGTGATATCTGAGTTTATCAGGAAGCCTCAAGCCAACATTGGTCCGCACATCTCTGAAGTTCTGCGAGAGCACTTTGGCATTAAGCCTAGGAAGCTCGTCGATCTGAAAGAGTCGCATCAATACTATGGCAAGATTCGGCCAATCGATGAAGAGCTCCGCAAAGAGTTCATCTTCGAGGCCACATCGAAATACAACATCTACTCTGTCGGCAGGTTTGCTACATGGAGGCAGTTGTTGCTAGATGACGTTGTTGAAGATATCCAGCACGTTGAAAAATTCATCCGGACAAGATCAAACTACTCTCGGATGCTACATGTTCAGAAAGGAGCAGATAATGAAAGTTGAGCTAATATCGTTTACAGATGACGCTGTCAATCTGTTGTTGTTTACCAAGAACACTCGTCTCATGGACGATGACGATGCCTACAGCAAGATTGCTGATTGGCCTTGGGACAAAAAACAAGACGAGTTGAATTACATGTTGAACACAATCAGATCCTCTTGGGAGTTCATTGATTACACATTCAACATACGTGATGTGACTCGTGCATTCACTCACCAGTTCGTTAGGACTCGGGCAGGATCATATGCCCAACAGTCTCAGCGGACAGTTGACATGTCTGGTTTTGATTACTACACACCGCCAAGGATTGATGACAATCCAGAGGCAAAGGCTCTGTACGATCAATGCATGACAGCGATCAATAGTTTTTATCAAGAGCTGAGGCAACACGTCCCAGCAGAAGATGCTCGTGGAGTTCTACCAACGAACATTCACACGAACATTGTAGCAAAATTCAATCTGCGCACATTGAGTGAGATGGCGAAGTCTCGCCTGTCACCAAGAGCACAGGGAGAATACCAAGAGGTGTTCAAACTCATGGTTGATGAAGTGGTTGCAGTCCATCCTTGGGCAGAACCATTCTTGACACCAACAGAGTGGGCTGCACCATCAATGGCTAAAGCACTGAACCCATAGGAGATGAATATGTCAAAGTACAGTGATAAGTTAGTATCAGAAGTCATAGAGCTGAAAAATTCAGGCTTCACAGTAACTGAGATAACAGAAATCAAGAGATTGACCAGAAATCAGGTTCAATACATTCTTTATCAGTTAAAACGGGATTTGAAGGCCAAAGAGCCTGATAAGAAATTTGATCTTGAGGCCATTGACCGAGAGAAAGAGCCGAAGAACCTTTATGTTCTTTCTTTCCTGCAAAGGCTGAAGAAATGTTTGTTTGGTTGAAATTTATCCCTTTCCTATTGAGTTAGGAAAGGGTAAAATAAAGGCTTGAGAAAGGATCATAGTATGAACATATTTTATTTATCTGAAGACCCAGTGACTGCTGCACGTTATCATTGCGACAAGCACGTCGTCAAGATGATACTGGAAACAGCACAGCTCCTCTGCACTGCACATCGTGTTCTCGATGGCGACGATTATGCAGACCTTGAAGGCTTGTACAAAGCTGCATTCAAGAATCACCCTTGTGCTGTCTGGGTCAGGGAATCAAAGAACAACTACATGTATGCCTATGAGCTTTTTGTCGCGTTGCTGACAGAGTACAAGCTCCGCTACGGCAAGATTCATGCTTGTGACAAGTTTGTGGACTCTTTGTCTTACACTCCTGTTAACACTGAGGGCTTGTTCTTTACACCACCTGCTCAATGCATGCCAGATGAGTATAAACACGAGGATCCTGTTACCGCATACAGACAATACTACTGTGGCGAGAAAGCTAGGTTCGCGAAATGGAAAAATGGAGGTGTACCATCATGGTTCTCAAATCTTATAGCCGCATAGTCATTGCTGACCTAGATGGTACGCTTGGAGATTACGGCCACAGGGTAAAGCTCTGGAAAGAGCGCAAATATCACGAGTTCAATCGTGCAGGGAAAGACGACAAGCCAATTCAGCCAATCGTTGATATATTGTCGTGTTTGCCGAGAGATACAGCTGTTGTAGTTCTGACTGCTCGCAGTGATGACAATCGAGAGATGACTATCAAGTGGCTCATGGACAATGATGTTAGGTTTGATGTCTTGTTGATGCGAGAGGATGGCGACATGAGAAGTGATGCCAAAATCAAGCAAGAGCTTTTTGAAAAATGGATTGATGAGGACAAGGTCTGGTTTGTTCTCGAGGATCGCGACATTTGTGTTGATATGTGGCGTGGTCTTGGGCTGACTTGCCTTCAAGTTGCTCCAGGAGATTTTTGATATGTTGAGGATTGTTGGTTATGACATCGAGTTCAAAGAACAAAAAATCGGACGACTTTTCGACCTACCAGCCGGACTACGGGCAGAGGTTGGAGAATTTGTTGACGGCTATGGACAAGGCTATGAACGTGTCAAAGAGCAAGCCTACGAAAAAGGATACGCAGATGCAGAGCAAGAAATCGCCAGACGAGTGCATGGCTCAGGCTCTTGAGACACTCAAGGAAAAGCGCAAGCAATATGGCGACTCATATTTGAAGTATGGGCAAGTCATGATGGCACTGTTCCCAAACGGCA